TACAGGTTTTTTCTTTTTGTTTAGTGTATCTCTGATAATAGCTTGAAGCTCGTCCGCTTCTACTTGTGGGTCTTTTTTCTTAAAAGGGTCCATGTTAACCCTCCTGCGGTATTGTCAAACTTACGTTGTATCTTTGGTTGAATTCGTCAACATCTTGTTGATCTCTAATATTTGCAAAATCTAATAATGCTTGTTTGCTATTTGCTAATACGTTTACAACATCATTACTGATTGACTCTGGTAATCTAGATCTTAACTCTGAGTAAGATAGATCTTGTACCTGTGCTTGTTGTTGTGTTGAAGCCATTGGATTTGTCATACCACCTACGTTATAACCTGCTCTACCGCCTTCTGCCATTGGTTGTGGTAGTTTAAAATCTGGTCCAAGTATTTCTTTGTAGTTTGGAAATATTTGAGCTATCGCGTTAAATATATTTGTAATACCTTCTGCATCCTCTAATTCACCAGCAGTTGCTGCCCCACTTAATATTTTTAATATTACTTCTCTGTTAAATTCAGTATCAGTTTTTTGACCTAAATAGATAGCTTGTTGACCTCTTATAATTTTATTTACTAAACCATCTTTTTCTGTTTGATATTGTGAACGTAAATCAGGATCTTCAGTGTCAGCTATTAATCCATTTAATCTATTCATTTCAGCAGCAAAAGTTGCTTCGTAAGCGTCTGCTGCTTGTTTTCTAGCATATGTAGTAGCATCACCTGTTCCAAGTTGTGCTTCTAATTTTATTTTTTCTATCTCATTTGCATGTTCTTGGTCTAACGCTGCTATATCAGCATCAATTAACATCTGTGTTTTTTTCATAGATGCATCAGCTGCGTCTGCAGTTTGTTTCATTTCAAAAGCTTTATCTATTGCATCTCTTTTTATCGCTGCTCTTGTCTCACCTCTTTGTGCAACACCTCTTTGAAATTGTTTGAATGGTTCTTGAGCCGCCATCCCTGCTGTTTGAAATATGTTTCCGCCTGGAGTTTGTGATACTAAATTTAAACCAAACTGTGTTAGAAATCCTGGTAGTGTACCAGCTGCAAGCGGTGATTGTCCAGGCATCGCACCCATTCTTCTATAAGTTTGTGTTATATCTCTAACAAAAGGATCTAAACCTTGAGTGACTCTTTCACCGTTTTGATATTGTTTTCTTGGTTTATCTAGTCCTGACGTGATGCCAGTTCCTGCAGAACCACCTATTCTAAACATCGGTCTACTTAATACTCTTTTCATTAGCCCCTCCCCAAATATAAACCTGCAAGTGTTGATCCTATACCTAAAGCTGTTTGTAAAGGTGTTGGGTTAGGTGCGAATGTTTGTGTAGTTGTGCCTGGGTATCCGCCCATCAATCCTGTGACTTGAGCACCGTATCTAGCTAGGTTTTCTTGTGGTAACAACGCAGCTTGTCTGTTCGCTTCTCTTGTTGCATCTGCCTCTGCCTGAGCTTGCGCTTGGTTTATTGCGCCCAATGAACCTAAACGTCCTATGTTACTTCCTAAAATTCCTTCTTGCGCTTGACCTAAACCTGCTTGTTGACTTCCAAGTCCAGATCTGAAAGCACCTAAACCTTGAGCTGCTTGTGATATACCAAATCTATTTTGTACATCCTGTTGTCTAGCTCCTGCCGCTTGTTGAAAACCTTGTTGCAAGAGACCGGCTTGTAATAACGCTCGTTCTCTCGCAGCCCCTGTGCCAAACTCTGCGAGTTGCACTCCCGCTCGGCCACTGCCAAGCGCACCCAAAGCTGCTTGTTGATCTCGTATTTGCTGTTGTTGTATTTGCGTGTTACGATCAAACTCTGCTAATGTTGCATCAATCACTTGTGATTGATATGGGGACATAAAATCTTGTACACCTTGTTTAAAGGCTGTTGCTCCTGTTCCTATTCCTGCTAACCCTGCTTCAGCTGCTCCTGCTAGTCTTGCTGCTTCTCCTGTTTGTGTCTGTGCTTCTGTTAAAAATGGTTGAAATGATGCAATACCAGACGCACCTGCTTGTGCTTTTGCTAGTCTCTGTGCTTCTGTTTGTAAAGCTGTTTGATCTGCAACTGTTGGTGCAAGTCCTGCTATACTTTGTTTTCTAACATCAAATTCTTGTGCAGCCTGTTGTCTTTTTGCAAAGTCTTCAGCTGATTCACCTGCTAATTGTGATATACCAGCTGCTCCCGGTGCAACTGTTGGTCGACCAGATTGTGCTACTAATTGTGCGCCTAGATCTGTTCCTAATTCTTCTATAAATTTTGGTGGTAATTGTCTTGATTCTGTAATAGCCATTATAATACTTCCTCTAGTCTTTGTGATGTTTGAAACATTTTACGTGCGCCATCCATGCCTTGCGATTCTTCAGATACTTCACCTCCGGCTTCGAGATTTTTCATCATGTTATACATGACTTCTGCGCCTTTGTCTATATCTCCCTCACCAGCGTTTCTTACAGCATCGGCTGTAAATACGAACTCATTCTTGGACAGTCTGGCAGGCACATCGTCAGCTCTTTCCATTCTACCTATTGGCACGAACCCACCTTCAGCTCTAAAATCCATCTCTTTGCCATCCATATCTAATAACGGCATAGTCTTTTTAGCTACCGGTTCTGGTCTACCACCATCAGCTAAAAAAGCTGTTCCCATGTATTGTCTATAATTGTTTCTTATATCAGCTATAGATGCTGGTAATTGTGCACCCTTTCCACGCTCTCTTAAAAACTTTTGATATTCATCCTCATTCTCATCCTCATCTTGAAATAGCAAAGGTGATAATGATAAAGCTGCTCCAAGACCTAATTTAACTCTATCTTTTGTTTCTATGTTACTAATAGCATCACCAAGATATGATTTTCCAAATGTAAATAAATTTTTAAGATTACTAGGGCTTTTTAAAGCTTCAAAAAAGCCCATACTTCTTTGGGCTCCAGTTATGCCTTTCAACCCTCCTAAATAAGTTCCACCTGCATATAATAATGCAGCTTTACCTATCGGTGACTTGACTATTTTTTTAACAGCTCTGGTTGCTTTCTTAACTAACTTACCTAAGAAATACATTTGTCTTCCTGATTCAAGGTCCATGATCCCACCTTCGTAAGAAGGCATACCACCGTCTGCTGCTGCAAATATAGGTCCTTTTATATCTCTTATAACATCTTGTGTATTTATATTAGGATTGTTCTGTAGTTCTTGTATTTGACTATTACTATAACCAGCATCCTTTAATGTTTTTCTATCCATTAAATTTAATCCCATTGTATCTGCAGTAGGAGTCGTTAACGCGTCAGCTAACAACATGTTTTCATCTTCCTCTGTATCTAAACTTGTTTGATCTCCAATAATTTTATCGAATAAAAGTCTTCCTCCAATATTTTTTATTATACCCGCTGGATTTAATTCTATTAGATTTTTAAGATAAGAAATGTCTCCACCTAAATCAATTGTCTTTTTAATTATAGGTGGAATTTTTGTTTTTTTTGGTTCTACTGGTGGCGGTGGACCATCACCTCCGTCTCCCCCACTTGGTGGTGGAGTTGGATCTTCTCCGTAATATCCTGATCCTACATCAAATCTTGAATGGCCTCCTTGATCAGCACCTTTGGTAGTTGATTTAGTGGTAGTATTAAAATCTTTAGCATCCATTCCACCACCTCTTAATCCTACTCTTCCGCCTGTAGCTAAGAAAGCAGTAGCAGCACCTCTATCTTGTATAGCCTGTGCGATCGCACTCAATACTTCTTCTTTTTCAGCTGGTGCTTGATTCATGATTCCTGTTTGATCTCGAATTATAAAATCGTCGTCACTTACACCTTCTGCAAACTCACCAACAAGATTACCTTCACTGTCATATGAAAAACCTGGTACTGGATTACCCATAGCATCTGTTTTACCAGCCATTCTATTATCCATGTAATCTTGATATGCTTCTTCAAGTTCATCTTCACTCATACCATAATTTAAACCAGGATATTTTCCTCCTGCTATAACTTTATCATAAAAATATCTTCTATTTGGTTCTCTGTTTAAATTAGCCAAAAATTTTACATAACCAGGAGTGTACTTATTATATTCTGCAGGTTTTGTTACGAACTTATCTTTTACTTTTTCTCTTTTAAGATTATCAATTTCTCTTAATCTTCTTCTCTCTTCTGTGTTTTTTGCAGCATCTGGTCCTTCAGTAATTACGGCACGTTTTTCTCCACCAATAATCTCATAGGCTTGACTAACACCCTCTTCGTAAGGACCTATTCCTCGGCTCTCAAATCCTAAATCTTGAGGACCACCTCTTGTAAATGAAGAAGGTGCAGTATAAGTTGTAGTGGTAGTGGTAGGTTCATTGTAACCTCCAAATCTATCATCCTCAGCCTCTGCACTATACGTTCCTTTTTTGAGTCCTATACGTCCTCCGTTTCGTAACATCTGTTTTACCTGTTGTGCTCTAGTTATGGCCATCTTACTATTCTATTTTGTTTCTCCAAATAAATCAAGACTTGGCATTATCACTTTTACGTCTTGAGCCATGTCCTCGTTCTTGTAACCTTTAGCTTCCCAATCTTTTCTTTCCTTAAAAAGCTCTCCAGTTTCTTTGTGTCTGTACGTTGTTTCTACTTTCGCTGGTTTTAATTCTTTCATTATGTTGTTACCTCTTTTTTAATGTTTAGATAGCTAATCGCCACATCAAATGAACTTGTATTACTTGATTGCACGGTTAGGGTATTACCACCTTCAACCACTAAAGGTTGAGTTAATAATTCTGTTGTAGTATTAGCAGTCAAAGCTGCTGATTTTATAGCTGTAATACTATTATTTACAACTGTCACTGTAGGTGTACCCTCTGATGTAACTAATATAGATTTAATCACATATGTTTCACTTACCAAAGGATTACCTGTGCCAAAAGGATTTATAGTGCTTCCTGATGTGCTATTATCTGTTCCTACAAATTTAAATTGGTTAGCCATTAATTAATAAAAAAGTTAAACGCTTCAATTTCGTCTTTCAATTCTTCTTGAAACGTTGAGTTTAATTTTTCTACAATCGCATCAAGATCTCTTACTTGAGCTTCTGCAGTTTGTACATCATACTCTCTTGATGGTCTAGTTATAACTTGTGCGATTTTTGCCATTATCTACGTCCATCCGGTTGTGTATCTAATCTAAATGTTCCTAATTTCCAACTTTGACTTGATGATGTATTTTCTATTTTTAATGCTATGGCTCTTGCTCTTGCTCGTGTATCTACTTTCTGTGTAGATGTTGTAAGATCAAAAGGTCCAAGTGATGAGCTTGCTGCCGAGTCATTTGGAAAATTTCTTAAATTTAATGTAACTCTAGTTGCTCCTGTTTGTGAAATGAAATCAGGTATAAATCTTCTTATCTTCATTATAAACTCACCATCCCCTCTAAATGTTGCAACGCCTGTTTGTTGTCCGGTAGATGATCTTGATTGTGTAATATCAAAATCTCCTGATAATATGTTAGCAGTCACCGCTGTGATAGTACCATTTCTATTTTGATCTGTTCCTGTTTCGTGTTCATAGTAACTTGTTCTACCCTCTGTGTTTCCTATAACATCAAAAGATGTATCTGTGTCTGCATCGTATTCTAATGCATGTGGTAAACCAAATACAGCAGAGTCACGCCACATTGTTCTAGCTAAACTACCAACTGTCCATACAGGTCTTTGTTGTGATGAATCAAAGTAATTATAAGAAACCATTCTATTTACAACACTAGATCCTGTTGTTGGATAAAACCATATAACTTCACCAAACAAATTATTTAACCCTGCTGATACCATTTGATTACCAGACTGTAGATTTATACTATCGTAAACAAAGTCCTCTACCAAACAAGGTAATGATTCTAACTTACCTGCATATCTAAAGAAACCATTCTCTGACATCCAATATGCAGATCCATCAACTTCTACACACGCATTCTGTCCTACTAATCCACAGTTGGTTCCAACTTGTGCAAACGCAAACGTAAATGGTTGACCAACAAAACGTTGTGTGAATAGTGCTGTATCCGTCCAAACATATATTGCATCTCTACCTCTTATCGCTCCTCTGATCTGTGATCCGTCTGCCAGTCTCTGTGTACCAGCTGTATTAGTTGCTGTGGGTGTATATGTATTTATATCTTCCTGATCCGAGAATCTAATAAACATATCATCTTGTGATGATGGCGTTCCTATGTTTGTCTCTGTTCCAAAGAATACTAAGTGTCTATCTGGTGTAGATACTATCATATGACGTGATGCTGTCGGTGCACCAGATATAATTGTTGCTCTTGTTGATGTAGCGTTTGATAAACTAGAGTCCCATTGAAAACATGCACCATCATGAATTAAACAAATAGCTTTATCTCCAAAGTTATCTAATGACCACATTCCTGGTTCAAGAACTAAGTCTCCTGATGCAGCCTCTCCCCAAGCAACAAAATCAGATGAATTAGTTACTGTTGCACCATCAGAGTGTGCAGCTCTTGTACTACCTCTAACTGCTCTTGTAATTCCTGTTAAATCATTTCCTGAAATACCTGTATAAGATATTTCTTCTGTTCCCACTTGAATAAAGTTTGTACCAGAATCAGGAAAGTTAACTGTGCTTGTCAATGTAATAGATGTTCCTGATCCACCGGTGCCAGCTGTGTCATTTAATAAAGCACCGTCCAATGTTGTTGTAACAGGACCAGAAGCTTCACCACCCCAAGAACCTAATCCATAACCAAATCCTTGAGCCTGTACAGCTGGACCAACAGTATAATATTTTTGTATTCTAATACCTCCTGATGTCGTTGCACCGGACCCACTTTCGTTTGATGGCATTGTAATAGTTATTGTTGTATTGGTAGGTGTAGTGGTCACCATAAATTTTTTGTCATCAAAATCTGATGCACCAAAGTTTGAATTTGTAATAGTTGTAAAACTATCCATTAAAAGTATATCGCCTGGTGCTAATCCATGTGCACTAGAGTAAGTTATAGTCACAGTTGGCGATCCATTAGTCGTGGTAAATGCGCTTGTTAAAGTGGTTGTAGATTCAATAGGATGTATGTCGTAAAATACACCACCAGAAAAAGCATATAATATTCTATTTGTACCTATGATTGCATATTTTCTAGATAAACTGTTAATAAAGTGATGTAGACCTCGACCTGCCCCAGTCAATTCATTTTCGTTTAATGTCCCTAATTGATTCCAGCCGCCTATTTTTTCAGGTGTGCCATATCTAAATCTAACATTATCACAATCTACCCATTGTCCCTCTGCTCCTGTGGGTGTGATTTGTTTGTTGATACCTGGTTGAAAGCCTATTTTTTGTAACATAAGAATCCCATTATAGCCAATTATTTTATTGTTGAAAGGTTCTTTTTACGTGGTATATATACTATGTACAGAAAGATTACAATGAAAACAACAATATATTGGTCACCTGGAGATGTAGACTTACATCATGATTGGAGTATTTTATACAAAGACCCTTCTATATTGGGCAGTGATTTAAGAAAAAGAATGTCCAAAAATATAGAGAAAACATCTAATCTTTTTTACTGTCCTGCTGTCAAAGATCTAACTTCTAGAATAGCTGTATTAAAAGCTCCTATGAGTTGTCATTATAAAATGAGGGAGAACGAATTTATACCTGTATCTAAAAATTTTTTAAACATTACTTTTCCACATAAACCAAATTTTGAAAACAATATAATGTTTCAATTATCTACTTCTTACATATTCTTTTGTGAGGAAGATGTGAAAATGACTTTAACTTCTCCGTACTTTTCTGATAGCCCACATCTAAAATATGGCTCAATAATACCTGGCTCTTTTAACATATCCACCTGGTTTAGAAACATCAATATGGAGTTTAATCTATGGGGAGATATAGAAGAGTTTAAATTTAAAAAAAATGAGGACATGGCTTATGTTCATTTTGATAGTGAACATGAGATAGAATTAAAAAGATTTGATTTTAATGAAAGATTATTAAGAATAATAAGAACTTGTTCTTCTGCAGGCACTTGGGAAAAATTTGTACCTTTAATGGAAAGATATAAAAGATTTAAAGAGGCTAGATTTAAAAAAATTATATTAAAAGAAATAAAACAAAACCTTCTAGATTGATGAATTTTATATCTATTAGACTATGCGAGCATGACTCAAACATATCTTTTTTTGATGGTGAAGAGATTCACTATTTAAAATCAGAAAGGATTTTTGATACTAAACATCATGCCTATAATAATCTTATAGAATGGAGACAAACAGTATTTGATCATTGGAATATAGATATAAACGATGTTAAAGAAATGTCCGTGGTCCTTGACCCGTGGATATATAACTTTCCTCTAGATAAAAAAATATTTTTTCCAAGCACTAAGTTTTATTGTCATGAACTAGGTAATGTAACAAGAGTAAATCATCATTGGGCTCACGCTTTAAGTAATAACTTGGTACATGGAGATATGAAAAATCATATGATTATAGATGGGTTTGGAGATAAAGATGTGGCTACCACTGTATTTAAAAACAACAAGTTAGTTCAGACAACATCTTTTAGTAAACATGGTTCAATTGGAACTTACTACGGTGACGTAGCCTTAGATCTAGGAATAAAAGTTAGCCATGAATGTGACCTTGCAGGTAAATTAATGGGATTACAATCATATGGTAGTTTGGATAAAGGTTTTTACAATACAATAAAAAACTTTGACATCACCAAAGTAAAACAAATATATGATTTTAATTTATATATTGATTACAAAAAAGATCCTTTGATTGCTTTTCATAACAAACTTAATTGGGCACATACTATACACAAAAGACTAGGAGAAGTGATACTAGAATACTTTAAAAAACATTTCAAAAAGAAAGATACAATAGGATACGCTGGCGGTGTGGCTCACAATATAATATGGAATACACTACTGAAAGAAGAATATCCTAACTTAAATATACCACCTCATTGTGATGATGAAGGTTTAAGTTTAGGTGGCGTTAAGTTTTTATTAGATAAGTACAAAATAAAAAAATATAAATTAAATAATTTTCCGTTCTGTCAAACTGATGAATCTACAGAAGAACCTTCTATAGATACTGTAAAAAAGATTGCGAAGTATTTAGCTAAAGGAGAGATTGTTGCATGGTATCAAGGTCATGGAGAAATTGGTGCAAGAGCCTTGGGTCATCGTTCTATACTTATGAACCCTTACGTAAAAGATGCTAAAGAAAAATTAAACAAGATTAAAAACAGAGAAGTGTACAGACCTTTTGGTGCTTCTGTATTAGAAGAAGATTACAGTAAATATACAAAAGCAAGATATCTAAACCCTTATATGCTTTATGTTAATTATTTAATAAAAGATTTAGATAGTGTTCAGCACGTAGATAAAACCTGCAGACTTCAATCTGTGTCAAAAGACAATAAATATTTCTATGCTTTATTACAAGAATACAAAAAGATAACTGGAGAATCTCTTATTATTAATACAAGTTTAAATATATCGGGTAAACCCATAATGAATAATATTAAATCTTTATTAGAATTTAAAAACAAGAATAATATAAAAGCTGTTTATGGAAATACAATTATCAGATAAATTTTATCTATATAAAAGATTAATATCTGTGCCTAAAAATATTTTTATAGAAGATATAGATAACGAGATAAATTCAGGAAACCTTTGTGAGGGAGTCCCTAAATATCAGACATACAACAATCTATATGACAAGATGAAAGAAAAAACTCATTGGAAAGTTTTATACAAAGAAGTATTAAATAAAGTTATGAATATAGATCAAAATCTAAAACTACATAGTTCTTGGGCTAATGTATCAAAAAAAGATTCTTCTTTTAACAATCACACTCACAACACTAATCTTACAGCTATATATTATTTAAAAAATAAATATTTAGAATTTGGTACTTCTATAAAAGATTCTGTAATAATTCCTGGAGAAGAAAACTCTTTATTAATATTTAATGCCAAAGTTATGCACTCAATTGTAAACATTCATCCAGACCTGTATGATAAGACGGGTCCAAGATATTCCATAGTATTTGATTTTGTATGTCAGTAATATTAAAAAAATTTAAATTAAACTCTTACGCTTTTGTCTTTCAAATGAAAGAACATAAAAAAATTAAAGATAAATTATTAGATCTTATTAATATCACTGACCAACATACAATTAAACCAGATGAAACTTGTAATGATTTTATATCAAAGACTGATTGGAAATTTTCTAAAATACCAGAAAGATTATATGCAATGGAGTTTTCTAAGATACTTGAACCCTATATTACTAAAATGCTTTTAGAACTGTCTATGGATGAAGCTACAATACATAACATGTGGTTTCAAAGTTATCACAAAAAAGACACTCACAACTGGCATATACATGAAGGGACACATTGGACAAATATTTATTTTTTACAACTACCTGATAAAAATTTTAGAACTGAACTATACGATAGTTTTGATAAAAAAATTATTAATAATATAGAAATAAAAGAAGGCACACTGTTAAGCTTTCCAGCAAATATTTTACACAGGTCACCTAAAAATACCTCTAATAAAGTAAAGACAATAATATCTTTTAATACTACTTTTTCTAATACCAAACAAAATTTAATACAATCCTAAAATTTACGTCGGTATGTGTCTGTGTTCCGTGCTCCATGTTTGCAGGAAACATTACGAATCTATTGGCTACACTTTCAACAAACTTACCATCTTTAAAATAAGTTCCGCCATTGTTTGTATTTACATAAAAAATACCTGTCTTACAATTATCCAAACCTTTTTCAAAATCAGTATGTAGACTAGTTTTAAAAGACTCATGGTTTTTGTAATCAAAATTACCTTTTATTCTTCTTAAAGCCATCACATCACATTTCTCCAACACCGGTGTAATAAAATTAAACCAGTTACTATGAATCATACTTTCTTCAAAAAAAGAATGTGTGAGAGATGGAAGTTTATCGTCAGGGTTTACTTTACCTTCTTGATAATACCAAGGAAACCTTAATGAAGTTATTTCTTTATATAAAATATTAAAGTGTTCTTGTGATAAAAAATTATCTAGAACTTTAATCATTCTTATTTAATAGTATATCTATGTAATTTCTATATTGAATTATTCTCTTAGAGTATTGTTCTATTATCTCAACAAGACTGTTTGATTGTAATTTAAAAGTTTCAACCATTTGTTTCAAATCGTGATTAAGAGCTTTTTCAGATTTGTTAATTAACTCTGCTTTAGTTAAGGAGGTTCTCAAATCCTCATTTTCTCTTAATACTTTTTCATATTTAAATTTAAGTCTACCTAATTGTTCTCTATCTGAAATATTCATAATTTAAGCCTTTCTGTATTATTCGATAACTTCTTGGAATAAAAGGAAATGATTCTGTTTTATTTCCAAGATACATGTCAACTGTCGTAGGATCATTTATATATTCAACAGTCTTATCCCAAAACTCATTGTGTTTCAAGTGAGCACTTGTTTTTTCGATGGTGTCTTTCCAAAACGGAGTATTAAATAATGAACCTCCATGATAAACAAAACATATGAAATTTTCGTATTGTTTAGCCATAGCATCAAACTCGTTGTTGACATCATCTTCTTTCATTCTTCCTAATATATAATCAAAAAACATTCTATTTATATTGTCATAAAAGACAGTCGATAGAGCTTCCATAGGTTCATAAAAAATAGCTTTGTTACCATTTTTAATTACTCTATTATTCAAAACATTATTTGCTCTGTATGGTTTAAATTTAAATTCTTTTAAGTTTAATTTTTTAGTATTGAATATTTTTGATATGTCTTCTTCAGCATCTTTTGTTTTTGTAATATTGTTATTAAACAAATATCCCCAACCTTGTCTTGTCTTCAAAGGTATTCCAAACATCCAACCATTTTTAGTTGCTTGATGATATGTAAAATTCCAATTACCAGGTTCTTTTATAGAGTGCACCAAAGCATGATTTAAAGGTAAGAAATCAGAAGTAGTGTAATCAGAATAATCTTTTGGGTATCCTGAACAATCTATGACATAGTCATATTTCAATTTCTTTTTATTTACAGTTAAAATAACTTCTCTATTGTTTTGTTTAATAGATGAAACATTTCCTTTTATTTCATTAAAATAATCTTTTTTATAGATCTTTAATCTTTTAAATATAACATCTTTTAATTTAAAATTATTAAAATGAAATGCATACGCAGGAGGAACTATTGGACTTATGAAATCTTTTTTTCTCCAGTTTTTATATTTGACTCCGTATTTGATTGTAATATCTAATTCATCTGAATCCTCAAATCCATTAAAATTAGCAGCTCTAAATAAAACATCAGGCACTTGAATATTAGTGCTTTCTCCTATACCTAAAATATCTTTTTCAGGATTGTGTATGCAATCTACTTGTAAGTTAAGACCTGCTGAATAATGTAATAAATGACAAACAGACATTACTCCAACGGTTCCTGTTCCTATAACTGCTATCTTCATCTTTTAACCTTTATATCTGCAGGTATACCCAGATGAGGTCTACCATCGTATATGTTTAATTGAGAACCTTTTGTTTCCATATTGTTGTAGTGAAAAAATACTTGAGCACAGTTTTCTCCTTCAAAAGAATCTCTATAGTGCTCTAAATCAATTCCTCTATAAACTAACATATCACCAGGTTTTAAATCAACTTTTTTACCTTTTTGTTTGGAGGGTTCATAATATACTTTGTCTCCTTGTTTTTTATCTTTACCTTCTTTTGGATTTGGGTTGATGTATATAGGCCATGAATCCCCACCTATAAAAAGTGTTGTGGATATTTCACAACTAAATCTATCTTTATGTCTTTTAAGAATATCTCCATTCTTGTAGATCCTAGAGTAAGAATAGTTTGGAGTTAGTTTTAATTTAGTAGCTTTTTCTGTAGCTATAAGTAATCTACTTAATAAAGTTTCCATTAAAACATCGCCATATATAGAAAAAGTATTAGGCACTTGATCATCTTTCCAAGTTCCATATATCCTTTCAAAGGGTGTAAAATATTTTACTTCTAATAAAGTTTTAGCAGCTTTTCTTTTTAATATTAAATAATCATAACAAAGATCAGCTATTTCTTTTGAAATAATATTTTTAACTACACAATACTTGTCTTTTTTAAAACTTATCGCCATGGTTCTCCTATACTCCATATAACTAAACTATATCTTGTTCCTTTGGTAACCGGTGTAACTCTGTGCCATAGGTAAGATGGAAATACAACTATAGATCCCTGCGGTTTAATTTCTTCAATAATTTTCCCTGATCTTTTATTTCCTTGTTTGGGATTACTTAAATCAAATTCTAAATCTCCACCTTTATAATCTTTAGGGTCAGACAAAGAAACTGTTACTGAAAGTTTTCGCATTTTTCCATCATAATTTTTATTTGCACTTTTATATGGTTGATAACTTCCATCAGTGTGCCACTCATAAAAATACCCTTTGTTGTAGGTTGTAAATTGAGCATCCTCTGAAAAACTCCATTCAAAATTCCATCCAGCATTTTTGTTTGCTTCTTGTATAAATGGACAAATTGCATTGTAGATAAATAAGTCATTTAAAAAAACTACATCTGATTTTCTAATAGCTTTTAAAGTTGTTTTATCTTTTTTAGATAACTCATGTTTATTTTTTACAGGAGGTATATCTCCAACAGTACCAATACTTTTAATTTTTTGGTTACCGTATAAAATTAATTCTTCACAAAATTTTTTTGATAAGGCACTTTTAAAATACCAATAATCATATTTTGAACAAAAACTCATATCTTAATATCTGTATATGTCTTTCTTATATAGTATAAATAAATTTATAGCAATACAAATTCAGATGTTTCTGGATTCCAACGATACACATTAGAGTTATCAGCATGATTAGCTAACCATCTTTGGTTGTCTTCGTCCCAACTTATATTTCTATAAACTTCTGTCTCTGCAGGTCTAGCAACTGGAGGTTGCCATTCAAATTCTGAATCTAATGTCCAACTAGCAAAAGGTTGATCGTGTATAAAGACATCATTTACTGGGTCATAGTACATACCAATTCCAGCAAATCTTTTTCTAAAATTATCATTGTAAGAAGTTTGAACCCACTTAACTCCATTGAAAGAAAGTTTAACAGTTTTTTGTCCAAAGTGATTTGCGGCTGTCTCTTCTTGATCACCACCATTATCACTTATATCTTTGTCGCATGCTACAACAACTCTTAAAACTTTATTATCAGCGTCTAATTCTGCAAAGTGTGCCATTATATTTTCAAAGTCCCCGATACTGTAAATAGTGCTACTTGATCTCCTCCTACACTAGAGATTGTATTTGTTGGAGGTGTTATTTGAAATAAAGCATCAGAAGGTGCTCTTAAAATAATAATACCAGAACCACCATTTCC